TCATCCATATCGTCAAATTCTGTCATTAAGTTTCTCCTAAACAAGGTTTTAGTTATTATACTTTTCTTTTACTAAGAAGTCAAGAATTTCGTTATAAAAGTAGCCGTTTATTATTAAGATAAATAAGTAAATAGGAGACTACTAATATATGCCACAACAAGATTTTAGAGCAAGATTGCAGCCAAAATCACCTAACGCTTCGGCCGACATTTTAGGCCCACGAGATAGTAGTAATATTTTATTTCCGCTATACTCAACTAACGGTATCCTATTTCCTTATACTCCGTCTGTCTCTACAGGTAATACAGTAGCATATGATCCAACAAGCTTTATTCATTCTATTTATGGATATAATGCCTACGTAAGATCATATCCAAAACCAATTAGTATTGCAGCCGAATTTACTGCTCAATCCGATAGTGAGGCATTGTATTTATTAGCAGTTATTCACTTTTTCCGTGCAGTAACAAAATCTTATTTTGGTATTAATCCATATAATAAGGCCGGTACACCGCCACCAGTGTTAATTTTTAACTATCTTGGGCAGTATCAATTTAATAAAGTTCCTGTTGTTGTAAAAAACTTTGATTATACATACGAAGCTAATGTTGATTATGTACCAGTAAATACATCTGCATATGGTGCAAAAACAGCAATTGTTGAAAATAAAAGAGTTAATCTCCCAGCAGCAGCGACGGGCGGGTATACATATGTACCAACTCATTTAAAAGTGTCTCTTGAACTTGACACACAATATATACCAATTGATCTCAGAAATAAATTTAATCTTGACGATTTTAGATCAGGTAAATTATACGATAAGGGTTATATTTAATGGCCAGCAATTCAAAGGATACAAGTCAATATCTAAGTACGCCAATAAAAGATTGGTATTTAGATATCATGGTAAGCAGAAATGTTCCTAAAAGTGATTTTGATAAAATTATTAAAATCCCGCCAGCCTATGATCAACGACCAGACTTATTAAGTAATGCAGAGTATGGTACCCCAAGATTGTGGTGGGTGTTTGCTGTTAGAAATCCAGATTTAATTAACGATCCAATACAGGACTTTGTTTCAGGGTTAGAAATTTATATTCCTGTAAATATTTTAAAACAATAATATGGCAACTACCGGATCAAGCTTTGGGCGTTATGCACCTAATCCTACTACTACCGTATCATTTCGAGGCGGACCTATTGTACCTACGCCCAATCAATCTACAGCAGAGACTGCGAGATTAAATCGGTACGAGCACCAAGCAAATAATGTTGTTTCTAACCCAACACCTGGTGAAAAAATTAAACTAGCGTTCCAGTCAAATTTATTAGATAATTACGATGCAGTTACATATCATTTTAAGTTGTTTATGGTATCAACTACAGATTCGGGAAATGATAATTTATTAAACAATGCATCGCAGGTTGTTATTGCAGAAAGCGGAGTTTCAGATTTAACAATTGACAAAATAGAATTAGATTCTGTTGCAGTACCATCTGTGCAATCCGGTACAGGAACAATGACAAACGTTAAATTTGAAATTGTTGAGCCTTCCGGTGCTGGATTATTAGATAACATGTATTACCAGTCAATCGAATTGGGTGTTGGCAACTGGAATGTTATGCCGTTATATTTGCAACTAGAATTTCGAGGAAGAGATCCTGCAACATCAAATTCGGATGCCGACGGGTCGCCTAGTGCGTTAGGTAATATGCGCTGGTTATGGCCAATGAAGATAACAGATATAAAAGCAAATGTAACCAATGTTGGGACTCGATACGAATTTTCGGGTATACTATATAATGAACTAGCACAAGCTAACTCTCATTTTTCTATTGAGCATAATATATCTTTGGCTAATATAGATACTTTCCAAAGTGCGATAAACGAACTTTCTGATAAAATTGCAAAAGATCAGATATTAAAATTAATTGACAACTATGGAAAACCTGATATTTATAAATTTGTAATAGATCCGCTAATTGCAGGGTATCATATTAAAAAAGAAAAATGGAATGCAGATTCTGCTAGGGGCAATTCCTTTAAAGAATTTGATGGGAAAACTGCTAACTTTTTAACGGGCACTGGCATTGATAAAATTATTGACACATTATTAGCACATACTGAGGAATATCAAACAAAGATGTTGGGAGCAACAACGCCTGGTGCAGGAGGTGCGCCAATTGCTGCAGAACATAGTCAAATGAAACAGTTTTGGCGCATTATAACAGAAACTCGCCCTCTTGAGTTTGATAAAAGAAGAAACGATAACGCTGTAGAACATACAATATTTGTGATTGCGTATGATATGGGCATCCTTGACGCTAATGTATTTCAGACAACGGGTGTGACTCCCGCAATTACGGCAGCAAGACTCAAGACATATTATGACAAAGGGCTATTGAAGAAAAAGTATAATTACATTTTTACCGGATTAAATGACCAAATCGTGAACTTAGATTTAAATTTTAACCAGTCATTTGCAACAGCGTTGACTAGATATGGCGGTGTATATCTAAATTCAACCATGCACGATAAAGGTATGGTACAAAACAATAATGCAGAAATAGAACGCCAAACAACAGAGGCATTGCGAAAAGTGATTTCTTTACAGATCGATGATAAAGCAACTGCCAAACAGCGTAAAGTGGCCTATGATGAATATACCGAATTTGCCAAAAAAGCTAAATTATCAAAAGAGCAAATTGAATATAACAACAACTTATTAAAACAATCAAAGCCTGAAAATAAAATGAATCTTGGTATATATTACAATACTACCAACAAATCCTCTCAAAGTACACGCTATATCAGTAAACTTGCAAAACCACTAGGTGAAAATATTCCTGCATTTGTTTCTGATGTAAATATCAACGACCCTAAAACTCTTGAAGTATATAAAGATTATTTAAAATCAATGGATGGTGGCCAACTTAGGCCAGTAGCATACAGAGAAGGTGTTCAAGATAAAGCACTTGGTGCAGGTGTTGAGGCTAGTAGTAATTCAGGAATAACAAAATTATCTAGTATATTTTCTACTGCTCTACATGCCGGTATGGATACTAACTTACTATCTGTTAAAATGACAATCAAGGGAGACCCTTTTTGGCTATTTCCGCACCCGTTGCAGCCTGGCGAATCAATATTTAATGCATTAAAATCTCCTACCAGTGCTATTGCATTTTTAAAAAATAGTCAACCCGGCTCACTAGGTACTGTAAACTTGTTTGGCGGAGATAATTTTATATTACTTAGATTTAGAACACCTCGGATTTTTAATATTGAAGAAAATACAACCGCAGGTGATTCATACACACAAGTAGACACGTTTAGTGGCGTATACAGGGTAATAAATGTTAAAAGCAGATTTGAGATGGGTAAATTTGTACATGACCTTGATTGTCAATTAGATCCTGTTATTAATCTAACAGATATATCAGCACTAATAGAATTTGATGCCGCTAATCAGGATGTGCCAACAACAGTAACTGATTTTGTTCCATCAAACAATTTTAATGCATCTAAGGGCCCGGTATCAATGGCAGGTGCCGGCCGTGGTGTCACGCTTGATCCTCGGATGGAAGGTTATAAAGATATACAAGCACTTAAACGGCAAGGATATGATTCTACATCTGAGGCATTATCAGCAAGATTAAAGAAAGCAAGATTATAAAATGACATATTTAAATACAAATGATAGGACAACAAGTACACCTAAAAATAATTTATTTCAACCGCTTGGTAGATCTACATCGTTATTTGGTGTGTTTAGAGGTTTTGTAAAACAGTCCAATGATGTACAAAGAATGGGCAGATTAAAGGTATGGATACCCGAGTTTGGATCAGCACCCGAAGAAGAAGCAGGATGGGTGTCTGTCAGCTATTGCGCACCATTTGCTGGAGCAACAAATTCAGAAACAACTAGTAAAACAGATGTTAAGACATTCAAAAATACACAAACATCTTACGGAATGTGGATGGTACCACCTGATATTAATTGCCAAGTATTAGTGATGTTCATTAACGGAGAAACTGATAAAGGAATATGGATTGGGTCTTTATATGACCAATTTATGAATAATATGATACCGGGTATGGCTGCTGACACCGATAATTATCAGTATCCGGGAAAACACATACCTGTTGCTGAATACAATAAATGGGATACTGCAATAACGCAACCTGATCGTGCAACAAGCCCATATGAAGAAACAAAATTTAAGGGCGTAGGAAATCAAGGCTTAATAACAGATCCTGACCGAGGACCAACAACATCAAGTGCACGCCGTGAATCTCCTAGTAAGGTATTTGGCATTATTACACCTGGCCCTGTTATTGATAAAAATGCAAGCCCGGATAAAATACGGAGAAAAGGTGGATCGTCGTTTATTATGGATGATGCATCAGGCAGCGAATATGTACAACTTACTACAAAATCTGGCTCGCAAATTAAAATAAACGAAACAACAGGATTTGTATATCTTATTAATCGCGATGGCACAGCATGGGTACAAATGGATGCAGCCGGAAATGTTGATATTTTTGGTGCTTCAAATATATCAATGCGTGCCCAACGAGATATAAATCTTCGTGCAGATAGAAACATTAATATTGAAGCTGGACAAAATGTCTTCATAAAAGCAGCAAAAGATACTAAAGAAGAAACAGTGCCGTTTACATACGATGTAAATAATGTTCCAAAATCTGCTAATATACCAGTGTGGAACTATAAAGGAGAAGGTAACGGAGATGGTGGTAATATTGTTATGCAAGCATTAAACAATTGGCAAAGCACCACAAAAAATTCTGCATTTTTATCAGTTACCGATAATAATTTAAGCGTTAAAATTGGTAATGCACTAACAGTGACTACTGTAGCCGGGGGTCAAGATTTTAACTCTAAATTAGGACTTAAATTAACCACTGATGCTGCATTAGAT